AATGTAATTGGAGCTTTGGGAGTCTTTGGAAAGAAGGTGTTCAAGGTTGACAAAGAAGATGTGAGAGACATAATTCAAGAAGAAAATCATGAGTTGGATCAAAGAAAGTAACCGTCCTAAGCACCTGCTTTACGCTATCCCGGCAGGTGTACTACTTACCATCTTGTTTGTCGCAGGATTGGCGGCAGGAATGGAATTCAAGGATAAACAATGGGGTGGCAAATGGGACTGGCTTGATATTGCGGCGACATTGATTGGAGGTCTTATCGGTCAGGCTATTCAGGTATTAGTATTGATTTTAATTTTATAGGAGGAAACATATATGGCAGATGTGAAGAAATTGGCACCGTTTATTCTAAAATGGGAAGGCGGTTTCGTTAATGATCCGGATGACTTGGGAGGTGCTACTAATATGGGTGTAACAATCGCTACCTATGAGGCGTATTGTAGAAAGAAAGGCTATCCTAAACCGACTATAGAGAGACTAAAGAATCTTTCCAAGGAGGAATGGACAGAGATATTGAAAACTATGTACTGGGATAGATGGAAGGCAGACGAGATCAAGTCTCAGTCGGTCGCTAATATTTTAGTTGATTGGATATGGGCCTCCGGTATTCATGGTATCAAGATTCCGCAGGAATTGGTTGGTGTAATGCCGGACGGAATTGTCGGACCAAAAACTATAGCGGCAGTTAATTCTAAGAATCCACGCGAGTTATTCGATCGTATCAAGATTGCCCGCTTTGATTTTATAGAAGATATCTGCCGGAAGCGTCCCGCAAACAACAAGTTCAAACGCGGATGGTTGAACAGAATTAACGATATCAAATTTGAATCATAATAAGAGGAGGAATAATCATGAAAGAAACATCTATAACCTTTACGAAGGGTGAGAAGAACTATGTAAGCGATGCCGTTCAGGTAAATTCTGCGGAAGTAGGATTGCAGATTACATTTGAAAAAGGCGGTAAGCTTTGGGTGTATATAAGCTATGACGGGCAGAATTACTCTCCACTGCCGAGTAGAGGCTATACAAAAGTGTTTGCTTGTCCGGTTGTCGGTTGTATCCCCGGACAGTATCTTAAAATCGAATGTGAAACGGAACCGGTAAAGGCTTCTATTTTTGAATCAGAAGAGTAATGAACGCAATAGGATTGGATCCAATTAAGCTTGATGCGATAGGGCTTGATCCTATTCGCGTGAATGCGATATGCTTGGGAGTCCCGGGAGCTTCTTCGGGCTCCGGTCGTCCCTACATCGACCCCGAACTACTCAGCCGCGTCAAGATGGCTATATCCACCTGGGGCAAGACTAACGACGACCCTGACCGGGCAATCTTGAAGGACTTGTCCGGCAACGGGAACGACATGCGCCTGCTGAACTTCGGATTTGCAGAGGGTAGTGGATATGGATTGCCGGGAACCGACTTCGAAGGCTGGCTATGTACAGACGGAGTAGACGACATGATCGAGTCTGTCAAGCCTGTATCTGAGATGTTGGAGGGCAGTAATGAGATTACCGTGGTGAGTATTATCCATCAGATATCACAGATTCCCGGAAGTGTAAGTGGTAAAGGGCTAAACAATCAAATTAGTTATTATGATTCCCCTACTACTAGAGGTTATCTTAGAAATAACGTCAAAGATGTTGGGAAAACAGGTATATATGGTTATACTTTTAACGGTACGGCTCACTCGGTCATAAACAACATACTGGGAGATAAGGGCGATTATATTGCCGTTAGAAATAACGAGGGTATTGCTCTTAACGGAGTATTTTCGGTCTGTGGTTATAAGAACTATTACGGAGAGTTAAAAGAGTTATCTAGCATTGCCTACGCAGGAGGCTTCATCGCCAACAAAGTCCTGACCACCGACGAAATCAATCAGATCATCTCCTATTTCAACTTGGACCGTCCAGGAC